CTTGATAGAAACGTGCGGTTTATAAAAATAACGAATGAGGAAGGAATAACAGAAATTGCGCACGCTATACATACTAATCAATATCTTATTTTAAATAAACATGTAGTTGATAAAATTGATGGAATTGTTGAAATTGAGTTTCCACCTACTCCAAAATCCCCTAATGTATGGACCTTTCAAATTCGTCCTAAGAATATTTATATTTTGCCACAGTCTGATGTGGCTATTATATTTTCTCGACTGATGCCTATGGGTCGAGATATTCGTAAACATTTTATTTTAGACACAGATTATAAAAAATTAGATTCTATTGGAGAACTATGGTCTTTGTCAAGATTTGAAGAAGAAGCAGCTGTTGAAATTCGTACTTCATGTCGCCCTGTTCAAGATGCAACAATGGTTACAGATGACCGTAGTCAGACAGGATATATATCTCGAGGCATGCTTGTTGAAGGAGAGACTATCTGTGGAAAGAGTGGTTCTATGTTAATTCGACCTAATAAGTCTCCTGGAAATCGTAACATTATTGGTATTCAAGCATGGAAATATAAAGAATATTATCGTAGAACAATAATTTATCAAGTAGTTACACAAGAAAATTTGGAATATATGATTGAGCAGGTACATATTCAACTTGGTCAACCCCAAATTATACAAACAGGTCCTCTTATTGCTGAACCTACTTCTTCTCAAGCAGAAAATTTGATTGATACACATATTGAAATCATTGGTTCAATACCTGCAGATAAACGTGTTGGAATGGTTGGTAAAACAGCTTTTCGACGTACAAAGATAGCTCATTTAATGGATAGAGATGGATATCAATCAAAGCGTGTACCTGCTGCTTTAAATCCATTTGATCCTCGTCTTGTAGTTAATGAACATCCAATGAAACATTCAATAAATAAATATGGGCGAGGAATTGTTGGACCATTTGATTTGACATTACTTGAGAAAGCAACGCATGATGTTGCTTATTGGATAAAAACACAATTAGATAAGAAAATATTTAACACACATTTAACTTTAGAAGAGGCTGTTACAGGTACTCGTGAACATGGATCAAATCCAATAGATTGTAAAGCCTCACCTGGACTTCCATATGTCTGGGAGAAATTTCCTGGTAAGTTGCCTGGAAAGAAAAATATCGTCCAAATTAATGAGGAAGGAAGTTGTGAAATTATAGACTCAACCTATCCTTTAAAATTTGAAAAATTTTTCTTTAAACTTCAACAAGGTATTATACC